GGTTCGCCTATTTTGCGACCGTCCTTGGTTAGTCCATGTTCGTGGTCTACGAAACCGTACTTGTCATATGATTCCTTAAATGCTTGGATTTGTTGTGGGTTGAGTGGTGTTTCCCCGTTCTCGTAATCACAATCCTTTGCATAAGGGATTAGGACTGGTGCAGTCAAATAGATTGTACCATCATCTAATGTGTTAATGAATTTCATAAGCATCATCTGATTTTTATTAAATCGTTCTCGGTGAATTGTTGCATTGGTGGTGCGGTGTAACCGTATGGTATTACATATGGAGCATTGGAACATCTGCAATTAATCCATTCCTCTATCGGTCCATCTGTATCACCAGGATATTTGAGTCCATTGCTGTAGGTGTCGCCTAATCGTATTATCTGCCCATCAAGTTCCACATGGTCTGCAGTATCGGTTTCTTTTAATCCACGAACTCTGTCATCGTGTGCAGTAATCCACATAGTGTATTCAACACCATACTCTTGGTACTTGTCCATAGTTCCACGATTATGAGCATTATGTATCTCTGTCCTCGCTATCCTCTTGCTTTCCCAAGTCTGTAATTGGTCGAACCTACGAGTCAACTCATTAGCCACACTATTGATACCGTTACCACTCTTGTATCCTAATGTGATAATATCCATAATAGATTTGTCGACTCTTGCGAGTGTCCTTTCACTAGCAATAAAGACACGAGTCAATAGGTCTTCTTCGGCAGTGGCGTGTATACCGAATAATTCAAAGGTTCGTTTAAGAAATGCACGAGGTTTTGGTTTGGTGGCTTTATTTGCTACCCTATTCCTATTTAATTGATGTATTAATCGTTCGGCTTCATTGCTTCCTAATTGGTATTCACGAGACACGAATTTACTAAGTATTTCGTAATATTCATCATGACTATTCATTATCGGTTCAGTGATAAGGTCAACCTGACCCACCACCAAGTTATCCTGCCAATAGAACCGTAGGTTACGCTGGACTTGTTTCTCTAAAGCTTTGAAGTATCTTTGTAATGCTTTCTCGAGTTGTCGCTCATTATTCCTTGAACGTGCATTACTTATTTGTGTCCTCAATATCTGCTTCTTCGCTTTCAATGCTTTCATTTAGGTTACCTTCCAAACTTGCTAATATTGAGTCAACCTCTAGGTATGGATTATCCTCTGTATTATTCCAGACTTGTTCCAATGGCACACCGTTCAAGTAACGAGCATTCAAGTAATAGTCCTCTTCTTCACCTTCAATGTCTAATCCGAACTTGGAACCGAAATTATCAATGAGGTCCTTGATGGTCATAGCACCACGAGCAAATAGGAAATCTGCCAATGCCAAATCTTTAGCATAATCGATAGGAGCAACATCCTCAATACTGAAACGCCAACTGGTAACTTCCAACTCTTTAGCGATTTGGTTTATCAATGCTTCACATTCAGCCTTAATCGGTGCAATGGTTCCATACTTATAGGAAGCCATAGTATTATCACTATTGGTTCCATTCAAACTACCGGCATCATAGATACCCAATCTGCTAGGGTCAACATGATGGCTATGTATAACCTCATCACGTGTATCCTTACGGTACATACGGAAATGACCTTCTTCGGTTTGAACGGATAATGGTGTAATCTTCAAGTCAACATTACCCTCTTCACCCTCTGATGGTATAGTGATACAGATAGCGGAATGTGGGTTCTTGATCACTTCTCTTATCTGTTGACTGATACGGTATTTGAGAGTCTTGGTGTAATCGTAGTCTTCATCTTCAGGGTCTACATCGTAATCTGCGAAATCACCAGTTACGGTTATGGCGAATTTTGGCATTCCATAATTCTCAAAGAAACTGTAATTGTATCTTACAGCACTGATGTCTCCCTTAATACTGCCTAGACAAGAGATGATTGGTGGTCTACCATAATAATCAGTTCCTGGAGCATACTCCATACTCCACAAGAGTTCATTAGCCCTTTGATGAGGTGCAAGTGAATTGTATGGTTTGAACTCTCCAGTGTCAGCATCAATGTCGCATAGGTTACCTTCGTCATCATAGTTCTTTCCATAGATTACGAACCATACCTTTTTGCCCATACTGTTTATGTGGACTACACGCTTTTGGTCAGTATGACGTCTTAAAGTGTGTGCTGGTATGTGTTTGAGTCTTTTGATGTCAGATTTGCTGGTGGTGTCTCTTATGATTTCAATGGCACCGTAACCAATCGCACGTCTATCATATACCATTCTTTGGAGTTGTGTGTTAATGCTTGGAGTGGAATTGTTAAGGACTTCTTCGAGTCTAGTCTTCTCTGCTTCGACTGGTTCCACATTCTCCACTGGTTTCAAACTATAACTGATACCAGTGGAATCCACTGCCACTGCCTCAACACATGAAGCATGGTATGTATATAAGTCTAACAATTGCACAAGATAATACGGATTATACTTAGGGTCAAGGATATTATTACCCTTCAACAATTCCTCTGATGGAGTATACTTACTACCACTTGCGGGGTCAACATTGGCCTTCAAAGCAAACTTCTGTAACTCCAACGAATCCACAAGATGATAATCATCACCCTTGTCTACTGTTACAATAAATGAATCTGAAATTTTCTTTGTCATAAATAATCACTATTATTAAACGTTAATCTTTCTTCTTGGTCTTAGCCAATGTTTAGCACTTCCTGTGGCTGTGTCTACTATGTCGTCTTCTCCACCGTCTGCTCCAGTGAAGCTTACTAATTGGTCGATGAGTTTCATATTCCAATCGGCTTTACAGAAGTATACTCTACCGTCCTCGCTTAATGCTTCAAGGTCGAAGCTTCTTATGTTCTTTGCCATTCTTACCTTGTCGCTTCGTATATGGTATCGTTTGAGTTCCTTGTCTCTTCGGAAAGCATTAATCAGTAACTTTGAACCTGCTCCTGGTTCCTGCTCAATCTTAATCAAGACACTTTTACCATCTCGTTTAGCAGTACGTTTGAATATCTTCAATGTTTCAGATGATGAGAATTTGCCACTTACAAGGTCAATGAAGTAAAGGTTCTCACCATCATAACCAGTCAATAATCCACTGGTTCCGTCTCCTTCTTTACCTGAAGCTGCGAAGTCCCAGTACCTCATCATTGGCAAATCCTTCGGCAACTCTGACTTATTTATCTGTCGGTAGATGGTGTTGGTGGTGTCATCCATAAACCAAGACCGCTTAAAGATGTTACCATCACGCTCTACTGGTTGGCCTTGATAAATAGCATTAAACAAGTAACTGCCCATTGACTGTTTCTCCGCCATCAACCACTCAAAACTACGTTGCTCCTCCCATAACACTTCACCTACCTTACGGCCCAGTAAATCATTTGGACTATCGCATATGGCAGGAATGTTAAGGTCAAGCCAAACATTAGGGTCAATAGTTCCACCACTACGAAGAATCTCAAAACCTTCCTCTGCACTAATGGTTGGCTCTGACTCTCGTATAATACCATGTAAATCTTTCAAATGCAATCGTTGAGCGATGACCAACATTATAGGTGGCAATCCATTGCTTCTCTTCTCTAATCTAGTTTTAGCAGTTGCTTCAAACCAATCACTCAACCTTTGCTGCTTCACCTTACTTTCAGCATCAGCAATATTCTTAATAGGGTCATCCACAATAAACAAACCAGCACCGAACCCAAGTATAGATCCACCAGCACCAGTGGCTAACATCTGTCCTCGGTATGGGTGGTTTAGTTTGAATTTGTTTTTGGCCTTGGAGTCGGTGGATAAGCTTACTTTGTAAGGTGATAATGTGCCGTAATAATTTAGAACGTCTTTGACTTGTCCACCAAACTCTGATGCTAGGCCTTGACTATAAGCGGTTAGTATGACTTTATCGTTTGGGTAGTGTGCTAGGAAATATGAAGCAAAGTTCTTTGATATGAGTGTGGATTTACCATGTCTTGATGGAACACCAAGCAATATCTTTGAGACTTTGCCTTGCAAAGCATAACCCAATAACTCAATGATTAAGACATCAAAGTTTCGTGGTCTCCAGTAACCATTATTGATTAGGATACTCCATTCACCTATGCCTCTTGGTCTACTCGGTAACTGGCTTATCTGCTCCGCTGTTATTGGCATCTTTATCGCCTAACAATTCTTTCAGTATGGCAAGGTCCTGCTCCTGTATGCGTGGGTCTGTCATATCCACCTCGGCTTGTATGGTGGCTTTGGTTTCGCTTTCAATCTTTTGTTTCTCTGCCACTACAAACTCATCAGGGTCCAT